CCCAATCCGACTATGTCGATGCCGTATAAACGAGTAAAATTGATTGCTTTTGTTGCGAGCGCTGCAGGCGCCGCAGCATTTGTTTATGCGAAGAGGACTGTATTGCGAGATTTCGCATCAGAACTGTGTGAGAGTTTAGCCGAGGCTCCGACAATTGTGTCGGATGTCGCGCGTGACGCTTTCGCCCAAACCAATGTGGACCCGGTTGTTGGTACTCCGGGCCACACGCACGCCAGTGCTGCTAGCTTGAGGACCACCGCTACGCGATTTGTGCAGAATGTTGCACAGTATTGCGGCGCAGAGGTCTTTGTCGTTGGAATGTCGAAGACGGACCAGCGCAAAGGTCTCAAGGGGACTCGCCGGTGGTACTGGGCCAAGGACGTCAATGCGGATAATCGCAACGATAGGCCAGGCGACCGGGACATCCGTTACCTGTGCGATGTCGACTACTATGTCGACATGCCAGCGTTACTGGTCCAGGAAGCCAAGCCCGTTCTCCTTTACACTGTTGTTCCAGAGGAGGCGACCTCGTCTGGTGATGATGATACCTCTTTCTACTTTGAGGAAGATGGCACACTCACCACGCTGGTCGCTGGTTCCGGCAAGTATCATCACGCGTTATGGGATTATGCATCCGACTCGTTCCTCGTTCATGAAACGACGTTTGGCATTCCTACGCGCGCGATTGCTTATGCTGTTGAGCGCAAACAGATAGGGAAGCACCGCCAGGTGATCATCCTAGCTCCCATCCGGGAGTTTCTAGGACTGGCGGCTGTTTTAGCAACCTATCTGCTTGAGACGAAGGAACTCAAGAGGTTCAACCCGATCCAGGTCGGGCCTACGGGAGAGAAGTTTGTGAGGTTCAACACCATGTCACCCTCCGGCGAGCTGTTGGTAACAACGGCGCGTCCGGGCACTTCATTGAGCGCGACTGTAACGCAGGCGCAGGATGACGCGGTGGCGACAGCCAACCGCTTGGGGACAACATCGCTTATGCTCCCCACGACCGCGAGTTGGGTAAAAGACAGGCAGGAGGCTGCCGTCTTGACCGACTATCACCGCAGTTGTGGAGCGCGAGCTAAGTTGGTGGTGTATCCCGTCGAGCGTGGAGTACGAGCTTACCAGTACAAACCCCAAGAGTTTGACTGTGAGGCTAAACCCAAGCTCGAAGCGTTCATGAGCCCAATCGTGCATGGAGCGTTCGCTCCGGTCGCCAATAAAGCGGGTGAGGAAGCGTGTGTCGAAGGACGCATCAATTCTCTCCGCAAGGCTGAACCGAAGCCGAACAATTTCCGTGACCGATGCATGGATGAGTTTGCGAATCTCATCATGCAGGATGTGCACCTTGAACCCGTCTGTTT